TGTCTATCGCAATCATTATGACCAGATAGATTAAGAAAGACCAATCATCAAAGAAATAAGTATTGAAAAACGCTGCCAAGCTAGACCAACTGATGGCAATCAATAGCGGCATTTTCATTTTAAGTAAGTCAAGATATGGATAAAATATGGATAGCGAATCATCTCTCATAGCACACTAGTTTTTCTTTTTATCAGCTATGAATTTTTTGAGTTTAGCTTCAACCTCCTTGCGGATAGCCTTGCCTCTTTTCTTTTTATCGCCACCACTTGCAGTCGTAGTTGTTATCATATGGGAAATTTTTTCTTGTAGATACTGAATTGCCAGTGCTGAATACCATCTTGCCCCTGCCGTAAACATTCTTGACTGGAGTGGTATCGGGAAATGAATTGGATGAATATTCAGGGAATGAATTGTTATTGTGACAAAGATAGTCAACCATTTTTTTAGTATAGTGCAAAGCCTTTCCTCTTGCATCGTCTATTAATCTATCAAGTTCACTTTGTGCTATAACTTCTGAATCTTCACTTGTGCGTTTCACTAACGATCCATTGTCTTGACGGTAATACATAGCAGGTAGAAGTTCGACCATTACGAACCATACTAACGCTTTGCGTATGTAATCGTTTCGAAGTGTCAAGTACACACCCGTTATCGATGCATCTGCGCTATCATCTTTGATTTTTTCCCACAAGTCAGTACCTAAATACTGCTCTATGTGTAAGTCCTGCGCCAAATAGATAGCTGCATAGATGCGATTAGAATCAACCGCACCGTTTACGTTGGTGTACTTCTTAACGTAGTTCTCGTCTATGATACAAATCTCTGCCATTAGTCTATGTTTTTAAGTGAGCCGCGATTCGGGGTGTTTATTGGTCTTATTGATTCTTTGCCTTTTGGCTTCAAGAAATCTAGTCCACTATCCTTTACACGCTCGTCATTTTTAAGTCCGTTGTTTGGTAAAAATTTACCGTCCTTTCTTTTTCTAAAGTAGATTCTTCTGAGCCAAGAATGGTGACAGTATGCGCCACCTTTCCAAGTGAATATGTCGTAGGTGCTTTGACCTTCTGCTGCGAACTCACCGTTCACTCCATTACTACTCATATCTGCGATGTCCTCGTATCTGAACACTCTACCATTTGAACTATCTCCTACCATCTGTTTGCAGAACCTGCGTGAGTTTGCGCTAATGTTTTCAGAGTATTTGTAACGTAACTTGTACAAACCACTATCTCCCCATTCACTCGCTTCATTCGCATTTGCATAAGAACCATAAGCCATATTAACGTTCTTCAGTCCTTTGAAATATTCAAGTTCGTCTGCACTACCTCCTGCTTCTTCTTCACTCATCAACTCCCATTCTTCCTCGTCTATTATCTCGCCAAGGTGAGATAACTTATTTAGCCACTTGTCTTCTTCTTCAACCGTGAACTCTGGTGCTTCCTTCGTGCAGCAAACTTCAGTTGCTACTTTTTTTTTTAGGTGAATCGATAACTCTGCCGCTATTGGATTGAAAAAAGATGTTACAACTTCACTTGGCAATCCTATAAATTCAGTTAAGAAGATAGACGCTTGTTGCTCTGTCAATTTACCTTCTTGAACCTTTGCGATAATGTCAATAGCTGACATCATTTTAGCATTGTCTACGCCTATTTCAGCGTCTGTCTGTTCTTGATTATTGCCTACAATGATAACCGCACTCGATGAGTTAGCCGCTTGTAGTATTTCTTCAACTGAATCTGTGATAAGTCTTTGTGATGGTTGGATAACCTGCTCATCAAATATCTTGAGAGCCGCTTCCATTTCATCTTTATTCGAACCCAGTCCACCGCCCTCACGAATACCAAAAAGAAGTGGAGAAGTGACACGGTGTGCAATCATTATGTGACGAGTGCAAGTGTCTTCAAGATATTGATATTGTTTGTCTGCGTCTGTGATTGGAAACGGAGTGAACTCCGCTGCTCTATCTCTGTTCTCATTGAACATTAAGATGAACTTACCTGCGTTGACTGCTCCGCTAATATTGCGCTCAATGTCATTGCGTACAATGTCCATTTCTTCCTGCGTCTCTGGCACTCCATTGTTCATCGAAACAACCATAGAAGGGAATAGACCGTTCTGAATATTGTTAACGTGAAAGAGTGCTATCTGTCTGCTCAACTCGATGTAGTTCAGCGAAGAAATATAGTCAGGCTTACCGTAATAGTTAGCAGTCGAACTGTTCTTGAAACAGAAGTATGCTTGTCTAGGACTGTCTTTTTTGTTAGCTTCTGAATATAGCGGAATGAATCTAGGAGCGTTTCTTTTACGCTTCAAATTTGCCCAATCATTCGAATACCACACACCATTTACATCTCCATTCTCACGGTTGATTCCGATTCTGCAATTCTCAAAAGGCAAATGTTCAACAGATGACAACTCACCGCCCAATGTCCACAACACCTGCCAAAAGAAACCCCCGTGAAGTTCTAGATCAATAGAAGTATTGTCTGTCAACCTATCAAATCCAAGTGATTTAATGAGCGAAGCAGTACCAACATCTTTCGAAGTGATACCTTTACCTGCAATCATTTGTGAGATTGACCGGATAAGACTTCCGTGTACTGGTGATTGGTCTGCAAGTTCGATGCAGTATTGTGGAAATCCATTTCTGTCACCGTAGTCAACCCATCCTTTTGAGGATTCTTTTTCATCGCTTGACACTTGCGTGTAGTTAGATGAAAGCTTGATTGATGTGGTGTTATTAATCAATGATGATATCATTTGCTGATGTTGTTTCGATAACGTCATAATATGAACCGCTATCTGTAAGTTCTAAGTAACCAATCTCCACTATGCCTACTACCGAAGCATCTTCTTCATCTGTATTTGTGGACGAATTTTGTCCATAAACGACATATCTATATCTACCTGCTTGTGTAAGTGTGACAGTTGTAACTACGATTCGAGTGTATCCGCTGCCATCTGTAACGATAGTGGGAACTTGATTCAACTTGTCTCCAGTCTCACTATTTTCTTCACGAATTATTGAGAGCATATAATGCGTAAAGTCAGGCAATGTATAACGCCCTTCGTAAAGTGACAGATACAATGTCTGACTTGCAGTATTCGGTAAAAGATATACCATATAAGAACAATATAAAATAGTGGGTAAATCTTCCAACTTACCCACTATTAGTTAAGAATTAATCCTCAATCGTGATAGTGCCAAATGTAGCATTATCGAAAGGAACAGTAGTATAATTCTCCAAACGTGGAGCGCGATATCTGTCCTCTGCTGAAAGAGTCAAAGTGTAACCATTCAAGTCACCTTTTGCAGCACCCGTTGAGCCGTTACCACCGCTAACAAGTACACCTTCCTGCGCACCTACCATCCAAATATTTCTGTTTGCATCTTCAACGAAAACAACCCAACGACCATAAGCCAAGTTTTGAAGTTCTTGCTGAGCAGTATGAGAAAGTTCTTTCAATGAAGCAGAGATAGTTGATGTCCAAAACACAGAACCAGTATCAAGGTTTGCAGTTGTTTCTTCAACCCAATTTCCCGTGTTACGGTGTGGCACATATTTGTAGATAGTCATTGTAGGCAATACCTCAACTTGACCGCTAGTAGCGTCGTAAGCTACACCTGCTACTACATCTTCCCAATCAGCAAAATAAAGAGCCTTCACTCCACCGATTGTATCGTTACATCCAAGACCAAAACCTCTAGTTAAATTACACATAGTATTTTTTTTTTAATAAAAAAACGGATGGGTGTTTAACGCCCACCCGTTCTTTAAGTTATTATTTCAATTATGGATTAACGTAACCCAAAGAGATATCTGCACCGAATCCGATAGCAGTACCTGCTCTGTAACGCATTGCAATACGCACGTTGTCTGAACCGTCAGTCATTGACATATCAATCACTTTCGCCTCGTTCAAGTCGCTCAATAGATCAGTACCAAAGAACAAATTGTCAGCTTCAGCAGCGACCATTGTTGCATCTGGAATACCTGGGCAAACATAGATTTCATATCCATCAACTAGCACTGGTGCTTCACCCGTTGCGTTGTATGTGAACTGATAACCAAGTGTATTGATTGCTTGACGGTAGAACTGAGCAGTTTTGCGGTTAACGTAAAGCTTCACAGTGTCTGTCTTACCAATCAATGTAGATGGCAAAGCAGCCAATACTGATTGCATTTGCGCGATAACGTTTGATGCAGAAGTAGCAGCAGAGAAGTCAACGTCAGGAGTACCTGATTTCGCGTTGTCAATCAAGCGAAGAAGACCAGTGAACGCACTGTAAGTTGGTGTTGAATTTGAAGACGCAGCATCAAAGTTACCCTGCCACAAGTTGAACTCGATAGCCTCTCCAACTTTTGCAGCAATGTGAGCCAACATAAAGTCAGCGAACTCAACTGGTACTTGGTCATTGATGAATCCTGCACCCGTGTTGTAAGCTTCCCAATCTTGAACGAATTGCTTTTTGCAAAGTTCAACATTAGTGTTCAAGTCAGTTGTAGTAAGTACTGTCTCAGCTAGAGTAACAGAACCTGCGACTGTAAAGTCACAAGTAGCAGCTACTACCAATCCGCTAGATGATAGCTTCTTGATAACCGCTTTGTACTTTACGTTTTCTTTGATAGCGATGTAGCCATTTGCTAGAGTATCGCCCGATAGAATAGCAGCTTGGATATACGGAAGTGCTAATTCACCTGCGTATGAAGAACTGCTAATAGTTAATGATGTAGCCATTTCTTATTATTTTTTTAGTGACATAATCTTGCTTAAGATTCTGTCGTTTTTAGTTTGTTTTTTTGAAAAATTTACTGCTGAGATTTCAGCCGCAGGTGTTTCACTTTTGATAGATACTGCCCCTGCTTTTTTTGACAATTCAGTAGCCTTAGCCGTTGCGATAGTAAGGTCAGTTTTAACCGCTGACAATTCTTCTGTAACTGCTGACAACTGCGTGTCACGTTCTGCTAGTTGATTCTTGATAGATGTCAACTGCTCATCCATTGCTGCGATAACCGCTGCGATGTCTGCACTCATTTCTTCTTCTGCTACTTCCGCTTCTTTCATTTCAGTAATGAAGCCGCCAACGGTAACTATAACTGAACCGTTGTCAAGCGTATGCTCTCCATCTGGTGCAGGTTGTGGGTTACCCTCAGCATCGATAACGTAAAGTTCTGCTCCTACTTCAAACGAGTCACTAGGTGTAGCCACCACCGTACCATCTGTAAGAGTTCCCTCCATCGACATCTTAACTTCAACTACTTCAGAAAGCGAAATGCCTTTGATGTTGTGCTTCTTTAGAATAGCACTCAATGTTTCTATTACTTTCATTTTGTATATTGATTTACACCCAATAATATATCGAGCGAAAACCATTAGACAAATATTTATTAACAGTAAAAGAAAAGCCCGTCACTCATTAGCAACGGGCTTCCCTAACCTTAACAAAAACACATTAACACAATGAACACAAAACACAATAATCTTATAGCGAAGATAGGTAGTTATCTATTTCATTCGCCCAATTTTCTCTTATTTCTCCTCGTGACATTTCAACACCCACCTCATTAAAGAATCCTTCAATCGAGAATCCTTTAATCTTGCCTTCTTTCACTTGCTGCCACACTTCTTCATTGTCAACTTTAACACCAACAAACCAAGTTCCGTTCGGCAGTTCAAATCCTAAGCCTACCGACTTATCACTCTCGCCTTCTTTCAACCACGATTCAACAACAGTTAAACCAGTCACGGCAAAAGTATGCTCAACCGTGTGGTTGTGTTGCAGATTCTTTAGCAAGAAATTGTGCGCTACCTTCTCAATTAGTTTAGAAGTGAACTGAGCGTAGTATGGCGTTCCGTCACCGTCTTCTCTGTAGATCAATTTATCGGGAATGAGTGCCGCACCGTACACCATCTTTCTTTCCTCTTGGATGTCAGATAGCTTTACTTTCTTCTCTTTGGAGAGCGCGATAAAGTCTACTTCGATAGCAGGAAATTCAACTAGTGAAATTGCTTGGACACCCAAGAAACCTTCCTCGTCGATGTCGTATTGTCTTACTTCTTTTTTCATATTATAAAACTGTTTGGTCTTTAACTTTTTGATTCGCTTCCATTGCAGATGACACGTTACTACTTAGCACATATGCTTGTACTGCGCCCGTCTGTGCAGGTCTATTATTTAGGAATGATGTGTTGAGTGGGTTGAAAGCAGGTGTGACAGAAGTCATTGAACCACTACCACCACCGCCACCAAGTGAACCGCCACCGCTACTCATTGAACCACCACCACCACCGCCACCTGCTGAACTACTATTGAATTGAGTCTTGGATATTTTAACCACATTCGCAAGACCCATCGCAAGTGATATACCTGCCTTGACATAATTCGCTCCCGTTATCGCATCTTGCGGTACTGCTAATTGAGCGTTCACTGCTTGATACGTTGACATAATTGCCTGAGCAAGTGACAAGGCTTTGTTTATTTGGAACGCTCTTTTAGCTGACTTCTCAGAACCATTAGCAAACGCATCGTTTAATGCCATCAATGAGCCAACCGCATCCGAAGCTAATTGTACTTGTGTTGCATATTTTTCTTTTTGTAATAACTTATTGGCTTCAACTTCTTCTTTTGATAGTTTAAGTTGTGTTCCGTGCCACTCTTTAAGTATTGGTTCTGTTGTCTTGATACTATTTACAAGTGCATCAACTTCAGTTTTATTTTTGTTATCAAGAAAAGTATTAAGTTCCTTTCTCGACCATTCATAATACTCATTGTCTGACTTTTTCTTTTCTGCTTGTATTTCTTCGTCAGATTTTTTTTTCTCCTTATTTGTTTTTTTGTGAGATTCTTCCGTTTTCTTTTTGGCTTCAACTTCTTTTTCAGCACCAGTAACAACTGCTTGTGCCGCTATACCTTCAAGATATGCAATATTTTTTAGAGACTTTTCAAGTTGCAAAGCAGCTGCACCTGCATTATCAGTTCCGTTAATCCATTCAGATATTGCTTGGTTTGTCTCTTTAAATAATGTTTGTGAATTGTCTCTCGCATCCTCAACCGCTTCCGCAAAATCTTCAGCAGACATTCGCGCCTTAGCATCATTAACCGCACGTTCTGCGGCTAATTTTTTAGCATACTCCGCTTCCAATAAACTTTTTGCCGCATTTGCTTTTGCTTCCTCAGTAATCTTTTTAATCAATGCAGATTTTGCAGCAGTTAACGCATCCGTATTATCAATATCCCCTTTGATATTTTTAAAATACTCTGGGTACATTTCGGACAATAGTGTTAAGGCTTTTCTTCTTTCTTTTTCAGATAGCGTATGATCTGTGACTGTTGCCGTTAATACTTCAATTTGAGCGATTGACTTTGATTGCTCTTTGTACTGAGCATCCATTGCGCTATTCAAGTCGTTTGTAAGTTCAGCCATTCGTGCTATTTCGCCCGAAGCATCCCTTACCCACGCTTTTAAATCTTTAAAGTTGTAAGCTATTGCAGTTATAACACCTGCCAACAATAAGAACGGATTTGAAGCAATAGCAACCGCAAGTTGAGCCATTGCGGCAATCATACCGCCAATACCCGATATCATTTCTTTGAAAGAAACACCTTTCACACTTGTTGCTAATCCTTTGACAGAGCTTGTAACCCCATCAAAATCCATATTGAACAAGCGTTCTTTTAAAAGTCCTGCATTGTTTTGCAGTTTTTCAAAAGCAGAACCTGCGTTAGCGTTCATCGCTTCCGCAGCATCATTCATTTTGTCTTTTACCTCACCGACTTGTACGGCTAATTCAGCAAATTTTGCAGAGTTAGGGTCGAGTGTGGCAAGTTCTTTTTTAAGAATGCGAAGTTGTGCCGTTAGATTTTCTACGCCATTACTTGCCGACGATACATTGCCTTCTGCCATTATATTACTGCTTTAATGATAATATAAACAATGACTAGAATTGGACAGATTTGCAATGTCCACTTAAGTGCATTGAACTTCGCTTTACTTTTTAAGTGGTGCTTTCCTTCCGCTACTTTTGAGCAGTCAGTTTCTCCACTTATTCCTTGCTTGTGCATCTCAAACATAATGTTCAAGTTATCGTGCAGTTGGTCTATTCTTATCATTTGATTTGTGTGTATTTTAGTATAGCACTTATCTCAACAGTGTATGGATAACCACTACCACCACTCATTCCGATTTGAAGTCTATGTTGCGCAGTATCTGTTGACACATCAACTGAACCTGCAAGTGTATTCAAACTTCCAATCTGCGTGATGGTAGTGATAGCACTAACTGCCGCAGTCGTGTTCTTGTAGATGTGAAAAGAGAACACTGCGCTATGTTTGGTTGATGCGTTCTGCGACATTACAACCGACAGTTCACAAAGCCACATAGTGCCGTTGTCAAGATTCAATCTATCAACACCGTTCAACTTTATTTCAACCTTGTCACCCGTAGCAGCATACGTTCCTGCCCCACTAAATGACAATAGACCGCCTTGTGATTTTCCCAAAGATGGGTTGACACCAAAGTGAACACCTCTATATTTTGCGTCAACACCTTGACCAACCACCAACGAACCGCTAGCTGCCGACACAACACGGTTGAAGTCACCCAACACCTGCGAATCATTCACGCCAATCTCTACGACGTTACCGTTACCTCTTACTGTCGGTTGGCTGACCGCTTCAAAGGATCTGTTACTTACTTGCGAAGGTCTGTCACCACCACCAAAAGCGTAGCACTTGTCCACGTTTGCGTTCCAAGTGTAACCATACAACTCGCAGCAAGATTGCGAACCATCTAAGCCCGTATCAACACCATCAGTAAATAGTATTTGTCCATCTTCTGCTGATGCGTTAGGTGTAAATCCACACGCCTCTGGTATGTCTATAATCTTAATTAACTTACACTTGCTACTTACTCGCTGCCCTACGACATAATCACTAATCTCTAGCACTCTCCAATAGCTATCCTTAACAAATATCACATCGTTGAATTGAATTGATTTATAGTCATTCAAATCGAGCGTGAAGTATGCCTCCATTATTCTTGACTGCTCGTCATAAATCTCATTATAATACCTGCGCCAAAAACGATTGAACAAGTTGTTAACGGGAAATGCCGTGTATGCTTGTAGGTATGTTTCGGGCGCAAAGTTTAGGTCGTTGCTATCGACATCTGGAATTATAACATCTGAATGACTAAATGAAAATATAGGTGTTAACACCCCTTCTTCTGCAACCTCGTCGTACACTGCTATTGATGGTTCAAGTTCTGACACATACAAACACCTCGCACCTGCGTTCACGAATGCACCTTGACTGTCCACAAATTTTGGAATGGGTATGGCAGTATTAGCAACCTCATTGAGTGGTGTGCTAGAAAAACCTAACTCCATCACTTCCTCTCCAGTTGCAAAATCGTTATTCGTTTGGTATAATTCATAATCTCCAAACACCCTCTTTCCAATCGTGACAAATAGCTGAGATAAGTATTCGTTACCTGCCTTGTATGTCCATCTAAATTTCTTTTTTTGCTCATCAACTGGAGCGTATAACACTACGTCTTTTTCATAGTCTAGTTTCTTTGTCCAATCCGCAGAACCGCCACTCTGCAAGTAGTCATCCATTGTCTCGATGATTACGTGAGTTGGATTGTTCTCATCGGGAATAATAACGAGGTTGTGCATCTTAACCATATCGCGGACAAGTTCTGCTTGACCATAATCGGGAGCGTTCAATGCTGCGTCAAATGTTCCTTCTTGAAGTATTACTCCGCTATTAGTAGCAAGTAATTTAAAACCGCTACCATAACTTACTACGTGGTCGTCCCATTGGTAACTTACACCAGTTGACGGATTAGTGTAATTATATTTATTGAGTTTAAACTTCATTGCCACACGTTGATTGTAAGCCAATGTAAGTGTGGGTGTAAAATAGTATTCATTTGGATACCAATACTCAGGAGCAAACGTACCCCATAGCGCAGCTCCCGTATCTACATCGTAAAGACTAACGCTGCAAAAATTGTTGCCAATGTTATTCGTTGTCCAATCGTCTAGGTATGTTCCGAATTTAATACCGAATTGAAATGATGCTGCGTAAGGTGCAGTAAATACAAAGTTAGCATCCACGTTGCCACCGTTGTCAGCATACTCAACAGTTGGTATATCGGTAAGTAAATATGTACCCTCAGATAAATTCGTCGCGTCATCAGCCGCTAAATCAAAATAAGCGACATCAGTTGTCTCAACCGTCTTGATGTCCTTGCCCGTGATAAACGGCATATAGTAGCGTTGAATAATTGTTTCAAGTGATGACGATTCGTAAGTGAATCCTGCATCACTAAACACCTCATCGAATAACCATTTAATTTTTACAAATGGTGTAAGGTCACCGACATACAAAGGATTAGTTGTTGATGCTATTGGTCTGCCACCTGCTGCCCAATCCGCTTCTAACTCACTCCACTTTTGACCGCGATCAGTAAGACCATATCTCACACTACCATCAATAAATGGTAGCGGACAATTTGCGTAAATCATTGAGTGATTTAACTCAGTAATCTGAGTAAGTTCTGAAATCTTCTTACTACCAATAGCAGAAATCAAGTTTGGAACCGTTGAAAAAAAAACGATATCAGCCTCGTGCCATCTCTCCCCTTTACTGTAAACCTTCTTGACTTGTATGTGACCTTGCGCTATTGGAATAGTATCAACACTCACAACCGCTTTCACTCGCGTCTTGAAGTTGAAACCTACCTCGTTTGGATTCCAGATACTAGAAAAGAACTCACTATTTCGTGCAGTCATCGGAATGCGGAAGTCACGCGAGTAACCTCCCCTGGTAGTAAAGTCAGATATGCTACTGAACTGCTTATTTAGATAGATACTTTCCGCTTCATTCAAGTCTAGAATGAACGGATTGTTTGAACTATCGTAGAGTGTTAAGTGAATCATAGGTCTTCGTTTGAATAACGTACTTTAATTGTCAGTTGGTAAAGTTTACCATCGCGTGTCCTACGCGAAGTAAAGTTATTTTCCTCAATCACTACGGGCAAGATACTAGCATCATCATTAATGATATAAACACTCTTGCTCCTTATCATATTTTTAAGAAGCGCAAATTCATTCTCTCGAATGTAGTCACTAGCTATTGTCAGGTAAGTTCGCGTTTCAATGTCCCCTTCCATCAATCCTCTGTCAGCAGTATCATAAGCAAACCCACCACTAGCAGTTGAATAGTTACCAACAACTCTCTGCACACGTTTACGTTCAACCTCTATCGACTGCTCATTCTTTTTATCAAAGTTAAAGTAGTCGAACCCACCGCTTACCGGTGACCACCACGCGAGTCTTACATTGTCATAAATACAAGGTTCATCGTATGGATAAAAAATGTATTCCGCACTGAGTTGAGTTGTGCCGGTGTCATTTGTGACCATCAACGAATAGTATTTGAAGTTTGGATAGTCAGCAGGATTTAATAGTGTTGTAGTTGTCTCTAATGTTTTCGGATAGGCAGGAATCTTTACGAGTCCGTTATCACCCACTACAACTGTCTCGAACACGTTACCACCACCACTCGGAACAAGCTTCATTCTGATAGCCGTCTCAGTTGATATGCCGCTATCTTTATCACTCAGTGTGTCTGAATAGTCGGTGATGTAATATAGGTATCCGCTATCCAAATTATTAGAACGGATAGGAATGAACACGCGAGAGGATGATGCGCTAAGACCAACTGGATAGACACGAGGCAAATGGGTAGATGATGTCCTATCTCCCATCAATAACTTCGTTGATCCATCAAGACCATATCTGTTGTCAGGGTTAGGTCGATACCCATCCATATGAGAGTAGCTACAAGGTAGCAGGTAGTGATACTCAGTTAATGTTGTCGCGTTGATAGTAAACACACCACTCACGATATAACCCTCTTGAACTGTTATCTTGTAGAGATAGTATGGATAGGTGCTATCTTGAAAGTCAACACTCACGTCTGCCGTGTCTAAATCAAGCTTTGCTTCCATTCTATGCTTAAGAATTGGAGACAAGTCTAGAACACCTTGTGGCGTAGCTTCAGGAGTTGGCTGAACATAGATAGTCGATATCAGATTAGTAGTCCCCTCGTATATCTTAAATACAAATTTAAACCCATCGTTTGCGACATTGGTAGATGTCACGCGATAGATTAATTTTTGACCAACCTTAGTCGCTGAGTAAGGTTTATCTTGAATAGTTATAGCCATCCCTCGTTTATTTTTTTAACCACATATTTTTGAATTGTATTCGCTATGTCTTTGCCTCTTGTCTGAAGTTCTGTTTCAATTGCTTCCTCCCAATAGTGAATCCCTTTGAAGCCGTCCTTTGCAATCTTGCGCCCTATTATGAAGGCTAATCCTTTGCGCCAATTGTCAACATTGTTTACTTTGATGAACTTACCATTGGCATCTCTTGGCTTTATGTTCTTGTCTTTTATCCACTGAATAAGTGATTCAGATGGTGGTGGTTTTCGCCCTGGTCTTCTGCCTTGCTCAATCACATCTGCGTACTGTTGCGCTCCCTTAGAGTAAAACTTCATCTCTGGCACACCACCTCTGTTGATTATTCTATAACGCAATGAATCACGCAGCTTACCAGTAGTGTTCGTTGCACTATTGTAATTGCCCGTGACACCACGCCCCTTGCGTTTCTTCATCAAGTTATCCTTTGCACGTTGCACAATGGATGACGCAATATCATTTAGCAAAGCTTCTATTTCATCGTCAATGTCTAGCATAGTATTTATTATTCGTAAACACTTTCTATCGAGTTAACGTTAGCACTACTAGAGGTTGCTGCGTTCACGATCGTGAATCCATAACTACCATTTGTTGCGCTCATATCATAAGTAGCTCCCGTGTACTCGTAAATACCTGCGACACTTGAAGCGGCAATAACAAGAGACTGAGAACCTATTTCAGTACCTGCGATATTGTAAAACTTTCTCATTACTGTTAAAGTACCAGAAGCAGGTTGAGTAGTTGTGATAAAAACTCGAAACGTTGTAAATAATTTTCGTGGCGCAATGGTTATCACTATACTTGTCGCAATACCCGCAAGACCTTCAGCCGCATATCTTGTCGCTGACACGGGAATAACTGAACCCGTCCTCACTAACTCCAAATAAACGGGAGAAGGCAACGCTCTATTCTTCCACAAGCCATCAGCAGCATAATATAAATAGTCATCTGTCGCAGGTGTTGTGATACTGACACCGTGAATATCATCTAACTCATAACCATTTTGAATCGCAATAACCAAACGACCTTGCGTTGGATGCGCTCTTGCGATGTAGCCAATGAAGACAGTATGATTTGGTTCAGCTGGGGCAGTAGCCGTTATCGCCCCTGCCGTTGCCGCACTTAACCACACCGCATCTCCTGCCGTGAAAGCAGAAGTATCTAGGTTGTGAAGCGTACCACTTACCGCTATCTGACCATCTGCATTGTTGGCAATGTTAGCCACTACTATTCCGATAGTCTTATCCGAAGTTGCCTCTGTGTCTGCTTGAGCAAGAATTGCGTTTGGTCGGTTGCCCGTTGCACCAGATAGATATACTACCTGACCTTTGGTTAATGTGCTGCCCGTTGAATTGCGAACAACTATCTGAACTGTCTCAGCACTATCTACGATGCCGTCATTGTCTGTATCGTAAACCGATTTCAGCATATCACCACCACCTGCAATCGCGGCAGACCAAACCGCTGCACCGCCCGTATTGTCAGTACATTTGTATAAGATTGAGTTAGTCGTGTCCCAAATTAATGAGCCGACTAAATAACCTAGCGAAGCGTCATCTGTTACTGTTGGCGTTCCTGCCTTTGTCCAAATTCTTTTCTTTAATACTTCTTGATTGATAAGGGAAAGATTGTTGAAGTTGGCGGAGTAGTCAGCGTCATAAATAACTCCCGCAAATGTTGGAACATCAGATTGAACAGATACACCACTTTGATTAACATTTATCGCGGTGGTTTCAGAAGCGTCTAACGCTTTTCCGAACACTTGTACCGTCCCGTCATCCCATAAAACTCCCGCCCTTGCGGAGTTCTCAACAAACACCTCTACTCCTAAAGTAGTTTCAATACTCCCCGTCACGGGGCTTCCGCTATCCGTTCCTGCTAATGGAATGAAAGGTGACACTTCAATCTCCCACACCGCAGCGTCTACTGTCGCATCCGTGCAGATGTAAGATACACCATCGTCTAGAATCCATCGTGAACCAACATAGAAGCCACTTGAACTATCGTCTGTTGCTGATGGCACGATGTTGAACTTGTAGTTAACAATACGGATGTTATCACCATTGCCATTCATCACATACTGACTACCTGCTTCCCATTTAAGTTCATACCCAACGCCACAGATTAAAGCAATGCCATTGTTACCGCCCGTACCCGCATCGATAGTACCCTCTCGAAGTCTTGAAGCGTTATCTAGTAACACACCACCACCTGCTCCGAATAATAACTCGGCTGCATCTATCAACTCTATGTCATTGGTCGTTGTGTTGCCCAAGTCAGTTGTCTCTTGAAGCGTACCTGCGCCCCCTCCACCACCACCCACAAGAGTGACCTCTATCTTATTACCGTTAACAGTTACATTGAAGTCATCTGAAAAATCTAAGAATGAAGTGTAGCCAACAAAGTCTCCGTCATTATACACACCAATTTTGGTAAGTATTCCGCTGCCCGTATCTGGGTTGTCTGTGATGTTTGGCGAATAGTCCGCAGGTATGTCACAAGCTGACCAATTATAAGGTAGTCTGATAGTAACATTTAATTGAACACCCGTTAGAACGTGAGTGAACTCCTCAATAAATGGAATGATGGTAGCTTGTTTGTCTACTATCTCAGCATCCTCTCCAAACAATACTTGACCGTTCTCAATCTCACTAATAAGTGATAGAGCAAGACGCGACATATCACTAATGATTTCTTTCTGGTAGTCGGTCTTGATTTCTTTGTCTCTGCCAATGTCAGCAAATCGAATCTCCAGAGCGTAGTCTAGCGTTCCTTCACTCGCCCGAATGTCGACGGGTAGAACGTGCATCATTGGATATCTAGGTTCTTTGTCTAGATCGGCAGCGTCTATCTGCCCGTGATAAAACTTCTGAATGATGTAGTGACCGTCCGCGAATTGACGTAACCTTTCTATGAGTGTCCTATAACTGTTTGACATTACTTGCTCTTTTAATGTTTAATCGATACATATAATTGTAAAGAAGTTCCTCCATTGGATAATATAGCAGTACCTTGAATTTCACCAAATCTTCATCGGCTAACTGCATTATAAAGTAGTACCAACCGAATTGCTCTGCTACCGTCTTTACTGCTCGTTCTTCAACTCCTGAACTGTCATCATCAACTCCTCCATCTTCTGCTCCAAAAATGTCAGGGAAGATTTCTGCAAGTCGTTTGCAACAATCGAAAAAAAAACCAATGCACCTTGAACGATGTCCATCGGCATCATCAGCATCACCGATTCATTGTCCATATGCTTGGTGCTATCGTACACCTCGATGTCATACTTGTCCTCTAGCTTGGCATTGACGGGACGATATAAGATGCACAATGCTTTGGCTAGGTTGTCAAAAATAGCAGCAGGTTTAGTGAACTCTACAAGGTCGACAAATTCAGCGGCTGATATATTTTTGAAATTTGGAATGAGTCCGTAATCTTTACCGGATAGAGTTACAATCGGTTTAAAGGTAGCGACTGATTCTTTCAATGCTTCTTCAAAAAGTTCATTGCAGGTGTTGATGTCTTCGAGCTTCACCTTGCGTAACTGCTCCTCACTGATTCCGCTAATTGCTCGGTACTTCATTAGGTCATTTGTGGCATTGTGCCAACCGACATAATGATGAACTTTTATGCTAGTGAATTTGGTAGGTACTGGGTGCATCATATCTTATCAGAAATTGTAATTTGAACGGGAGCATCTTGCTCACCTGCGTGAACTGTTCTTGCTTGTTTAGGTTTGAAGTATTCAAGTATCTTCATATAAGCGTCGACGAACTGCGCTTGTTCTTC